GAGAAGTCAAAATATTCTTTGTACTTCCGTTTTTTGCGTATGACGTGAGCCATATTTATCTTTCAAGGACTGTTGGTGTTTAACCGCATCTTGGTTTAACGGTATTAACTCTAAAGCGCACTTGCCGCAAAAGATAGCGGGCTTTGCAAATTTCAATTCATATTTTAACAGCTTTGAGCAATCTGATTCGCCGCACTTTTCACATTCAAACTTAGTCATTGCGTACCTCCCTGCAATTCCATTTGTCTATGTAAATTGTTTCGTTGAGTTTTTGAGAATAAAGCACATCTACGGTCATGTTTAAAACATTTGGCAAATCGTCATAGCAGGCGTCTTTTGTCCTGTAATATGCAGGCACTTCTAGCCGTGAGCATATAAGCGGGTGTGATGCCAGACATGTGACGATAAGGATTTCAAACATTAGTGCATCGTGCCTTCTGTTTCGATTTCACCGTGATCCATGTTCCGTGAGAACTCCATCGCGTTCTGTATCATTTCGTCAGCGTCATCTGCACCGACAGCTTTGTAGATACATTCTAGGAACACGGCTAACGCGCCCATGAGGAGCATACCTTCATACTTCGCTTTATTCTTTTCAACGAGGTTAGATAATTCTTCGAGGGCGTCCACACCGACATCCCAGCCTGAAGAGAAGTCTTCGGCTTTCTGGTCTTTGTCGGAGGCGTTAACAAATTTATTACCTGTCATCCTTTTAATATCCTAGCCCAGTGGGAGCGTATCCGTTCAGCCTCATCATGGGCTTCACGGGACATTTCGCCGTCTCGTAGGATATTATCGGCGTGAAGGTTAACGATACGCTGGATTGTTTCAACAGCTACAGACCATTCAATGCGTTCAGGAATGTGTCCTACATGACCTGCGTTATCAATCAAAGCGGTGACGAGATAATCGTCATCATTTGGGTGTGGTTTAAGTGGATCTGCCATTTTCTTCTTCCTCCTCCAGATTATCAAAATGTAAAATTATTTTTACGCCTTCAAGTTCTTCAAAGTTTGCAACGAACGTCACACCGGACATTCCATCATCGCCTTCAAACAATACATCCAACTGATCTTCAATCTCTTGATTAATCTTACGGTCTTGATGTGACTTAAAGTCGATGATTTTTGCGGTCATTATATGTACTCCAACTCGAAGCGTTTTTCATAAGGGTGAAGGAAATTAGGTTGCCCCTTCTCCTTCATCTTAGCATAAATGACAGGCGAAGAAAGCCAACCATTTATATTCTTGTCCAAGCTTTCTTGATACTTGTCCGCCATTTCTTTCCAAGCCTGCGCTTCACGGCGTCTGCCGTTCCATTCTTCTTCCGCCTGCCAATACCTGCAAAGTAGAACAACGCCCCTGAAAGAAAACCCCGAAGGGTATTTAACAACCTTTGGAACTTTCATTTAATCCTCCTTACTTTTGACTAAACAAACAACATTCTCATAATCTATGCGCTTTTCACTGTTTGCGCCCATTCGCATTCCCTTAGATTGCACTTGCCTTTGGCTTACCAGTTCCAAGCCCAACCCAATTAATGTTCTAATATGCCAATCAGTGACAGCCATTGTGCCGCCCCTTGCAATAAAGTCTTTGCAGTTCAGTATAAACACACCGTCATCTTTTAATGCGTTCACGCAAACTTCCCAGATATTTCTGTGCAATTCCTCATACTGATTGTTCTTTCGCCCAAAATGCAGGTTAGCAGTAGTGCCATCGGATAGACACCTTCCCAGACGATGCCTATACGTAATCCGCTTTGAGCCATCACTAGCATTAAAATCGTCAGCCATTCTGTTCCCATAGGCTGGGCTAGTTAAAACAGCGTCAAACTTTCCTAACTTAGGAACTTCAACCAGACTATCACCACATATCACACTTTCGCACTGTTCTGCCCATTCAGACTCAATCTCAATGCCTACAACATCATAATCTGGCAACAACTTAGCAGTAGTTCCAATCCCAGCAAATGGGTCTAAAACTCTGCAACCCTTGTAAGGCAAAAACTCTGCACAAACAGACAAAATATGCTGACCCATTACGGCAGGATGTTTAACCAAGACTGCAACCCTCCTTACTTTTAAAAAATTCCTTACTTTCTATATAAGACAATTAATATACATATGTCAAGAAAAAACTTGACATTATATGAGATACATTTTATATACTACGATACCACAATAACTTTTTAGAGAGGTAAAACCATGCGTGTAATTAGAAACACGAATAAAAAAGTCCATGAAGTCAGCTACTTAAATAAACTAATTGACAAAGCACCTGAAGGTAGCATTGTGATGACGTTTACGCCTGAGATAGCTGAACACATTCTTTCCAATTTAAATCTGGGCAACCGCCCGCAGAAACATGCGAAGATCATTGAATACGCCAAAGACATGCAACAGCATAATTGGTCCCTGACAGGTGAAACCATTAAGTTTGGTACGGATGGTTTGTTGAAAGATGGGCAGAACAGGCTAGCCGCCTGCATCCGCTCGCAAACACCGTTTAAGACACATGCTGTTTTTGGGATTGACCCACAAAGCTTCCATCACATGGATACGGGTAAGATGCGGGGCGCGGACGACGTGCTGGCAATCATGGGTGTTCCCAATGCTCAAAAGGCTTCTGGTACGCTGAAACTGATTAGTGCCTTTAAGCGTGGTCAGGCAACCACGAGCGGCGGTAATTTCAACACAAACCAGTACATTAAAGACATGTACCTGAATGAAATTGACCAAAACCTGCTTCAAACCGCGATCCGTGAAGCGAAAGCCGTGTACCAAGTCATTAAGTATCCAATGGGTCAAACGGCGGCCTTGTACTACCTTGCGGCTGAAAAAGGTGACGAAGAGCTTGTTTCAAAGTTTTTTGATGAGCTTAAAGGTAATTACAGCAAGGGTCTGGCGGTTAAGTTTCATCCACCGCGCTACCTTGTGACTACATTGCAGTCATGGAGAATGGATCCTACCGTTAAAATTACGAGTGCCATGTACAGCATTGCTCTTTCACGGTCTTGGTACAATTACAAAAACGGAAAGAAAACGCTGAAGCGTGACTTGGTGATTCGTGTTGACGATAGAATGATGGAGATTTGATGAGCGTCACTTCCGAATCGGTTGAAGAGTTCAAAAAGCGATTAGAAAAGATGCGGCATGAACTGATTTACTTCTGGGAGTATGATCAAAAAGGGCCTCAATCTGCCAACCGACCCAAAGCCATGCAAAAGCGTGGCAAAGGTTGGGGGTACGGTACGCTTAAACGCCGTGTGCCACGTTCTAGCTCTAGGACTTTTAACTGTAATAATCCATACACCTCTGCCAGCTAGTTTGGCAGAGGTTTTCGTCATCGTAAGTAGAAATTTTTAATCTTTTAGTAACAGCGTTCCGCAGACAACCAACAGGGATAAACACTACCCGTTCAACTTCATAGGCAACCAATGCAACTATATCGCAGTCAGAAAAAGATAGAGGCACTTTCTTGCTACCCTTGCAAACAGCAAACTGGTAACTCAAAGAACTTTTTCCGTTTGCTTTTAACTGGCTTGTCTTTACCTGTATCCGCCACAAGCGGTTGTCGTATTCAGCAACAATGTCAGAACACCCCATATGCACTATCTGTGCAGGGATATCCATTTTTAAAAGGCGGGTGGCACAAATATGTTCGCCTATCTCGCCTACTTGTACGCCTACTAATTTTTTCAGTGGTCTTCCCCCGAAGCGCCCCTATGAATATAATGTAGTATTTTTAACGGTTTGTGAAGATGCAAGGTATATTTAGATACGCTCATGAGAGCGAAAAAGTCCCAAAAGGTTTTCGGTTCGTGAAATGTGGGGCGCATCACGGGCGTAACGGTTATGGAATGTTAGTTAAGGAGTTTGATATGGCAGACAATAGAGAGAAGGATGACTTCTATCCTACCCCTCCCTATGCAACTGAGGCACTAATGAACCACTGTACGTGGCTCGATAGCGGCTTCCCGCATAAGTTTGATTATGATTATTGGGAGCCCGCCTGCGGGGACGGTGCAATTTCTAAAGTTTTAGAAGAAGCGGGTTATCGTGTTTATAGCACCGACCTTATAGACAGGGGCTATGGCGAATCAGGCGTAGACTTCCTGCTAGAGACAAAGGTCCGTGCGCCGTGGATCGTGACTAATCCACCATATAAACTGGCTAATGAGTTTGTGAAACATGCCCAATGGCTCGTGGACAGCGACCCGGACGCCGACGGTCATGCTATGTTACTGCGACTGGCGTTTCTTGAGGGTCAGAAGCGGTATGAGGAAATCTTTTCTAAGTTTCCCCCAAGCCATGTGTATGTGTTTAGTAAGCGTTTAACGATGATACGTGGCGATCACGATAAAGCTTGGTACGGTAGTGGCAAAATGGCCTTTGCGTGGTTTGTGTGGGAACGTACAGACAAATGGCATTCTAGCAATAAAACAGAAATGCACTGGATAAATGACTGATGAAAGAGTGGAATAAACGAAGGGGTGATTTCACTTACAAAAGAATCACAAACAATAATCCAATAGTTCGTTTTATGTTTGAAGAGATGCACCGCCAGCAAATACATGAGTGTGATATGAGCGAGCGGATGGGGTTTCATAGGGACACATTGAGGGGGTGGAGAACGCGCTACCAACCACGTGTCACGGACCTTGAAGACTGCCTAAATTTTCTAGGATACAAACTTTCAATTGTTAGACAATATAAAAAAGACCGCTGAGTGCGGTCTTTTCTTTTATACGAGCCTTTGCCTTTTTTGGATTTTACAATCCTAATTTTAAACTGCGGCTTTTTGATTATCTTGGCGTAAGGATTCCGCGATTGCATATGGCGACTCCTCCTGCATTAACAACGACGCCCGCACACCTAAGTTGTACAACGCCTCTGTCATAGGGTTATCAGATGCTTTATCGCCTCTGCCGGACATAAACACCTCTACGGCCTGCCCTGTTTTCGGGTGATAACTTACTGTAACTGACATACCCATTCCAATATCTTCAGTCACACAAGGTCTGCGGTTGGGTAGATCCAACATTCGTTTCTCCATCTTTTATAAATTGATTCGTTGAGTGTATAGAGAAAGCGAAGCAGGGTCTAGATATTAATCCGCCCCTTTTATCTCATAACCTTCCGCCTTACAAAATACGTCAAACATAACGCGAAGCTGTCCAGAGATACTTCTATTCTCCATCTCAGCTATTTTTTTGATACCCAAATATACATTTACTGGAACCAAAACTGATTTCCATTTCGAGGTGTCCATTTTCTTCTCCAGATGTTGTCAATCTCTAAGACAATATAGGACTTTATACCCGAAAAAGCAAGAAAAAAAGCCCCGCCGAAGCGGGGCCAGTCAGGGAGGAAACCGAAATGAAAAAACTTACATGCTATCGCCCCAAGAAGAGCCAATCTCAACGTCTGTTTTCATTGGTACTTCTAAAGGTATACCATTACACATAATCTCTGCAAGCTTTTTTGCCTCGTCTTCATTTTTGACGCTGAATGCCAGTTCATCATGTACCTGTAAGAGGGGCGTTACACCTTCTTTGTACAGATCTACCATCGCCTTCTTAGTCATGTCTGCGGCAGACGCCTGTATGAGCCTGTTAAGGGCTTTGTAAGCCATCGCCCGCTGGAGTGCCACATTTGCGCCATAATGTATTTTGGCTTCTTCTAATGGCATTGCTTTGTGCATACCAAAAGTTTTTGGTTCAAAAAGAGGGAATCGGCATTTACGCCCCATAAGAGAACGAATAGAACCCTCAGAATTTCCGTTCTGAACTCTATCTTGCACAACCCGCATTAATTTTTTAACGAAGGGAACGCGCTCATTATATTGTGACGTTAGTTCCTTCGCTTCGTCTGTGGACAAATCTAGCTGGTCTGCCAGTTTGTTTACACCCATGCCGTACATCATGCCCAGATTAATCACCTTCGCCTGCTTACGTGGGATATCTGCCATGTCAGCAACCATCGTGTGGAAATCCATGTCTGGGTTGTTTGTGTAGCCATCCACAAATTCATCGACCTTTGGCATTTCTATGCGGGTATTCTTCTGGTACAGCGCGGCAAAGTGAACCAAGATTCGTGGTTCTTGTTGCGAGTAATCTATAGACGCCCACTTCTCACCTTCTTCTGGCAAGAACACAGAACGGATCATTGGCCCTAACTCAGGGTGACGTGCAGGGATCTGTTGCAGGTTGGGATTAGACATAGAGATACGACCTGACACGGTGCCGCCGTCATCAGAGCGGATCTGATTTATATGACCGTGTATTCTGCCGTCTTTACCAATGTGCTTGGATAGTCCATCCATAAAAGTGTTTTTACTTTTATCAAATTCTCTAGCTAGTAATAACTGTTTAGCTAGGTCATGCTCATGTGTGTTTAAAAAAGCTTTAGTAAACGAGGGGGCGCCTTTTTCTGTCTTTGGGTAAGATAGCCCCACCTGATCAAACGCTTTGGCAATAGAGGCCGCCGCCCAGATTTCCACATCAAACCCGCACAACGTTTTAACGTTGTTGAGAGCTTCTTTCTTTTTCTTCAGCATAAACTGCGTGGCCTGTTCCATTGCGTCAGTGTCCACACGGATGCCCCGTAGCGTCATATCAACAAGGCATGGCAATAAATCACGCTCTAACTCAAAGACGGTTTGAATACCTTCTTTAGCTACTTGAACTTTAAAATACCGCCAAAGTTCAAGTGTAAGTTCTGCATCACCTTCAGCGTAATCTCCTACAAACTGTGCAGGCAGGCGCCACATCTCACCTTTAGGGTCAAAGCCAAATTCCTTTGCCGCTTCGACAAGACCTTTCTCTGACTTTGTTTTGCTGAGATAATCATACCCGCAGGCGTTAAGACTAAAGCTAAATCTATTCTCGTCTAGCAATGCGGCGACGACCATCGTATCTACAATGTTGCCATTTACCTCAAAGCCTTCAGCCTTTAACCAGCCAAGATCATACTGTGCGTTGTGCATGATTTTATCTGCGGGGCAGGCTAGAACTTTTTTCAGCCAGTTATGGACAATACGCTTGTCCAAATTGCCGCCACCTTCATGTGCGACAGGCAGATAACCTTTCCAGCCATCCACCGCGACAGCGTAGCCTACCACAAAGCCGTCATTGCGAGGCCAGCCCGGCCCTAATGTTTTTATGTTAGGGTCACAGGTTTCAAGGTCAATCGCTATTTCTGAGCGGTCCGTGATATCTGGAAGCTCTGTAGGCGGAACCCATTCGGCTTTTAAATTTGTAGCTAGAAGCTGAAGCTGTCTAGGTTGCATCTGATTCCCCCATTATGATTTGAAGCCTGTGTAGATAAAATTGTGCTTTGGCTAGGTCTTCTGACGCTTTGCCTTTATGCTCATACCGCCACATGTATTTTATAATTGCACCTTGCAGATAATATTTATACCCATCACCAAGAGCGGATTCGATTGCATCTAAGCATTCAACCTTACCTGTTGTGTAGTGTTTGGGATGATTAACCATGTCGCTCATAACTGATAACTCCTAAGTCCATCTAAAGGTGAAACAATATACAGATTTTGCTTTGAACGTGTGACAGCCACATAAAACAGACGGTGCAGGTCATCTAACATTCTCTGCCCCTCAAGGGTATTAGAAGACACCGCTTGGTCTGAGGCGTAAGAAATATCAGTGTACAGAACCACGTTTGTAGCCTCGCCGCCCTTTGTGCCGTGTATGGTGGATACCTTGATCCGTGGTTCGTGGTTCAAGTCTTCTCCCCTACGAATTATGGCAGACACATAGCTTTTCACGTCTTCAGGAATTTTATCCATAGCCTCATCCCACGACATGTCTTTAGTGGCAAGCAGGCCAAAGTTACTTTGCAGTACATCTAAACTAAGTAGGTCATCCGCCAGTAACCCAGATAAATTTTTAAAACCACGTTTTACACGAGTACCTGACCTCATGTAGTAGTACAGGTTCTTAGCCGCGCCTGCGTCAATCTGCGCTCCATCTACCAGAGCTTTCCATGCCATCAGAGCGGATGCTAGTTTGTCGCTGATACTACGGTTACCACGATTATCAAAATAATAACCAAAGCGGCGTAGTTCTTCACAAATGCCGTTAAGCATGTAGTTACACTGAGCCATGACTAACCAATCATCTTCAGCGAACTTATTCATATCGGGCTCGAATATATGCTGTACGTTACCTGCTTCTGGCTTGGGGTTATATTCTTTAGGGCGGCGGGTCTGTATCCTAGAGGAGACACGCTTTGCTATCTTATGTATTTCACGTGGAACACGGTAGGATTGTTGTAGGACTTCAGACCCCTCTTCTACACTCAAGAAATGCTCTACGTCAGCGCCTGCCCAACGGTAGATAGCTTGGTCATCATCGCCTGCGGCATACATGCGTTTAGAATTATCATCTAAAATGTGTGCTATTTCCCATTGCAGAGGGGATAAATCTTGCGCTTCGTCCAAAAATACCAACGAAAATTGCGGACATACCCGCCCGCCATTCTCTGAAAACCATTCTAGAATGTCTGTGTAATCAAAAAGCTTGTGCGCTTTCTTGTATTTACGGTATGCCTCATCTACGTATTTGACCGTGGTCAGCGGTTCGTCAATACCGCTCTCTTTATAAGTAACCTCTATGGGTTCTTTCTTTAATCTGGATAACTGTATGAGTTGCATGAGCGGATTGTCACGGGCATTTGTGCCTATGTCGTCATCCTCATCAGAGGCTTTTGCCGTAAGGTTAAACCCTATCTGCATACTTAGTTCATGCAGATGCTCCGACCCTAGTAACTGTTCTTTATTTATGTCTGACAAGTTGAAGCAGAAACTATGCAACGTCCTAAAGAAATTTAGATCTTGATCGTAATCAAGATTAAATCTACGTGCGGCACGTTCTTTAGCTTCACTTGCGGCCTTACGGGTAAAGGCAAGGAAGGCAATATTAGACGGAGCGATGCCCTCATCAATCGCTTTCTCCACCATGTTAAGCAGGGTGGTTGTCTTACCTGTACCCGGAGGCCCGTATATCACAAACATTAGAAAGGAATATCCTCGTCATTAGGCCCAAAGTCTGGCACCGACAAGTCACTGTCAGGTATTTCAAATGCAGGTATGCTCCATACCCTTACGACCCGACCTTTGATACGTAGGGTACTGGATTCCCCATTTATGTCCCGCAGGCGCTGAGATATCATGTGCGTTTTAAATTCAAAGAACCTCTGGCGTTTAAGGTAGCTTTCAAAGTCACGCAACCTGAAAAATGTTTTACCAGACTCCTCATCAGTCCACGGACGGCGGAGAAGTATCTCTTCTTTGTCTGAAGCTGTCTGCATATTACGGCAGAAGTCTTCTAAATAATCATAAAACGCACCATCAACAGAGGAATCTTCACTAGCTTCCATCACACCACCTTCTGTCTCTGTCATGTCCCGCAGGAGCGCCGCAACACGGTTTTCCCACACGGGCTTGCTAACAGTAGGCGGCATGGCATTAAGCTGTTCTATGCAGGCTTTCTGGAAGAATGACTGACTTTGTAGCCCTTCGGTAGATAATTCTAGTGGCTCACCATTCACATCCATAAACCAGATAGGTGGCTTGGAATTGTACTTACGAAGATTAGCTATCGTTGCCGCCTGCCCTACATTACCTACGCCATAGCGGCGAGTAAGACATTTCTCTTTGTCACAATGGTCATTGATAGGTGCGTCAGAGCACTTGTAAGCATAGTCTTTACGGTTAAGCTGTTTAACTAATACATTGACCTCTGCGAGCGGCAGGGGCGGCTGAAAGTGTGCCATATTATATTGCATAAGCTCGTTTTCCCACGTGTCTGGGAAAGCTTTGCGAAGATACACACCAATATTAAATAGGCCGTTGTTCCGTGTCCCTTCTGGAAAGCCTTGTGAGCATAGATGCTGTAAACATGGTGGCCCGTCTTTGATTGGTGTTTTGTCGCTCTTTTCAACCGTAAGGGCTTCTACCTGCTCAACGGTTTGAACGTTCTCTTCATAAATTTTAATAAATTCTTCCAAGCTGGCGGCAGAACCGTCAGGGTTGAAAGCGTAGCGCAGGCTTTCTTCATGATTGTAGTAAGGCAGGTTTAAAAAGTTACCTACATCACCGCGCTCTAAGTGAAGCTTTATCTGCTTGGGGAAGATTTCACAGCCGCTATACCCCAGCGCCGCTGAGATAGATGACAGCGTGTCTTGTAGAGTTTTTGCGCTTATCCAATCTTTAATAAACAGGAAGACGTGTGCTCCCCCTGATTTAGAACGACAGACAACCAAAGGCAGTTTCATTTCTGCAATCTTGTCTATTAGTTCCTTGTGATTAAAACCAGTATACTGGTCAATGTCTATGCACCCCCACTTGCACATATTGTCTGCATTGATGGGAATGATTCCTATTGCAGGGCCTGTTCCGGAAAGATGCCCTTCCCACGTCTCTTGGGTACGTGGTGAGCGCAGGACACTAGCTTGGCCTGCCTGCTTTCCGTTAGCCTGCTGTCTCTGGATCTCATAGGTGCCGTAGGCTTCCTCAAGACCAGAGAAAATTTCTGAAAACTTCTCTGCGGACATGTCGGTTCCTTAAATGAAAGGGGTAAGAGACATTAGCTATTGCTAGCACAGGCACAACAAAGTTTCGGCATTTTGTTGAAAAAGATGCCCCTTACCCCTAACCAGTTAAAACGGTATATCGTCGTTAGGCGCTGTATCAGAGCCTTCCTGCTGATGCTTTACGTTTACCTCACCCTTCTCGATAGAAGCGTTGAAGGTCTTAGCAGAATTATACTGCCCTGCATCAGAGATTGGACCGTCTAAACTCATTTCCCAACCGTGCCAGCTACCTTTACTATTTTCTTCTGAAACTGTTTTCAGATTGTAAATGTGGCTAAACATTGGCGGTGTAAAAGGACCATTAGCACCTTGCATTTCGCGTGACAAGATCATGCTCATCCATTTACGTGATTTTTTCAATTGTGTTGATTTCATGGCAATCAAAGCATTTGTAGTGCCGCCGTTCTCATCAACAATCTTCACATACCATTGCGCTGTCTGCTCAATGTAATCACCTGAACCATCCGCAAGATACTCTTTATTGTCGTTAGGATCACGCTGTGTCTTTGGCATGTCGTCTGAAGGCTCATAGATAGCCGCAGGCGCACCAGTTCCACTACCACGTGGGGACCACTGAATAAACTTACGCTGATAAGCACAAGGAATGACCTTGATACCTTCTTTGCCTTTGAAGACCTCACCAGTCACGGTGTTGACAATGTCACCTTTGCGGACGTCTTCACGCTCATCAAGGATAGGGTCAAGCCCTGACACAATCTTTAGGAATGGAAGCGCCATATCTTCGTTAGATACATTGCCTAAACCCTGACTTGCGTCAGCTTCAAACATTGAGGCGTCAAACGCCGCAACTGCGGTATTTTCTTTAACCGCTACTTCTTTTTTTGCTTCAGCCATTACTTCGCTCCTTTTATTACTGCACGTTGGCCTATGTAAGCGCCGAAAAGTTCCATAGGAAACGGCTTGCCGTCTTCTACTTGTTCTTTTACCCACGCTCTTAATGTTGATGGATGGACGCTTTCTGCCTGATCTGGAGACAAGCCTTGCGACTGTGCCATTGATTTGAACTGAGACGCTTTCTCGTCTTCGCCCATTCCAAAGTTCACTGACACTATGTTTTTGACCATATCTCCATACCCGTTGTCTCTCAACCATAAGAAAGCCTCCTCTCTACTTGCAACTGGAATTGACGCACCATACGTCTTCTTGATCTCAACGGTAGACCCGTCTTCGAGTTTGAATGACGCAACGCCCATTTCTGCAAGCATAGAAGGTAGTTCCTCGTCGGTAAGACGATAAAGCTGTTTCTTAGCACTTTTGAGAGTTTCTTCGAGTTTTGCTACCTCTGCTTCTTGAGAGGCAATTTCTTGAGCAAGCTTGGCTACACCTTTGAGGTTAGTGCTATCAAACTGTCCAAGAGGTGAAGCTTCTTTGGATTGAATATCCGCTTCAATAAGTGATGATAAATCGCTCATCTATTTCTCCTTCGTCGTTGAGTGTTTATTTAAACACTTGATATATCTTATATACTGGTATACATTCGTATAGTCAAGAGTTTTTATTTGGAGGCCACAGAAAATGATTTTCGATTTTAAAACAAAGCCTTACAAGCACCAGCTTGAAGTTTTCTATGATTCGTGGGACAAGCGGCTTTATGCTTTATTCATGGAAATGGGGACAGGCAAGTCAAAAATTGCCGTCGATACTTTTGCCGCTTTATATGAAGAAGGCAAGATAGATACTGTGCTTATCGTAGCCCCGAAGGGTGTTTACCATAACTGGACACAGAAAGAAATTCCAACTCATTTACCAAAACGAATCAAGCATGACATCCTGTCGTGGCAGGCGAATGTCACACAAAAGTTTAAGCAGGCGTTCATGGACATGTGCGAAACAAAACGTTTGCGTATC